ATATATACGTATATATTATATGTGTAATACGGTGAGTGTCATACGATTAGTTTCTACTTAACATAATCGTAGTTATAAGACACAATATTACCCCCTCACGTCATACGAACGGGATGAAGGGCCACCGAAGGTGGCCCGTAATTCTGTTTAACTTTTTAAGATCGTTGTTTAAACAACTATTAATATTGTCTGGCAAATGTCATACGAAGTTTTTGCCAAACAATATTGGCGAGGACCAGTCTGACCCCAGTGTTGTCATACGAATGTTGTTTGGCAAAATGGTCGGGTATTAACTAAAGTCGATTTCGTATTTAGCGAACTGTTTTTTTAGGTGATCTTTAATTTCTCTATAAAGGTCCCAATCATCAGTTGCTGTAAGTGGTTTCCCGTCATACGACTCAAATGACGCAGTAAGTGAAATACTATAATCGGGGATAATGGTATTTGTTCGAGGGTCTATCAATGTTGCGGGATTATAGTCGTATTTGCTGGTTGAATATAGATATATACCATTACCCATACCCATTCGTAATACGTATGGTTTCCCTTTGTACATACCCTTGGATAATGCTTTGAGAATTACTTTTCCTCTTTTAACGGATCTTAATCTTTCCTCATCAAAATTATCAGAGAACTTAGCAATTAAGTTTTCAGGGATAACAAGTGTATTACGAATGGCCTGTCTTTGAAAACTATTTAAATCATTAAACGACTTAACCTCTTGTTTGGGTACGTCGAATATGTTTTCCTGTATTGTTTGTCCGTGACCGAAAAGAAACTTCATATCTAATTCCGTCATCAAAGTTTTTGCAACCTGACTTGGAATTACTTCTCTTAAATTAAAATTAAACGAACCATTGTCATACGTTCTAAACCCTTCGATTGGATAATCCACATCTGGCATTGACATTGACATTTTACCATTACCTATGGCTTCATTGGTGAACAGGTGTAATCCATGTTTTATACCTAAGTTATATATGTGTACAAAAATATCGAACATACATGTGGGACTTATTTGTGCACCTCCGTCTAATCTAAAATCAGGTAATATTCTTAAGTTACCCTCATGGGAACTACTTGAGCTGATTGCACATTTTGCTTCAGCGTTTTCAATTCTGAAGTCTAACGATGAAAAGTCTTTTGAAATTTTAAATATAGCCTCTTCAAAATCAACCTTACTATCATTGAATTCAAATTCCTTCTTTGGTTCTTGGTTCTCCCCGTCTTCCATTAGTATGTCATACATCTTGATCATAATAATAAATACTTTTGCCAAACAATATCTACCGTCTTCTTGGATCCTGAATCAGGAGACACTGTTTAATAAAAAAATCCCAAGTGCAGACTTGGGGGTCTACACGTTGGGATTTAACGACCGATATATAATTAAAGGGCTTTAAAACCCTCAAATCATATATTAGGCTGTTGCAAGGAGCTGATTGCGATAAGCAATTGCATTTCTCTTAGAAGAGAAATTCTTGCTGTATTTAGTTCCAGCTACACTTACACGTACACGATAGGATGAACCATCGAAGTACACATTGCTTGAAACCGGTACATAAGTAGTTTTAGTACGACGGTTTCGGTTGGTTGTTGATTTTTTCATATAACATTTGGTTTATATTAAAATATAACATCCAAAAGTCATAAAAAAAAATATCCGGCAACTTTTTTTAAAAAAGTTTTTGCCAAGCAATATCGCCCGATCATCTCCTCCCTCAGGGTTTCTTCTTATATCGAGAACCCCACTTGATGGACATGTATGCATCATACCTGTGTCTCTTCATCCCATTGAAGAGAAAGTACACAAAGTAGTAATCCCAAATCCATTCCAACTCTTTAAAGAACTTCTTCATAAGCATAATTTTGCCAAACAATATCCGACAGACTCATCCTGATCTGAACCGTCAGATATTATTATGATACTCGAGATCTTCTTTGTTTATTGATTCAAGATTGAACTCATCGTACAATTGTTTCAGGACCCTGAGTTCACCTTCAGATCGATACTCTTCTTCAGGGCTGTCGAAATATCCTAAATCAATTCTGTTTGTTAATGAGTCGATCTTAGTAACGATCCACAACATTAAAATGGGTTTATTTATCATGATATAATAGTTTTACAATTTTATGGGACAAAAAAAAGGACTCTTGTTAGAGTCCGTGTAAAGCTGGATGAATCTTTCCTTTTACTCCCCTTGGTCGATACTTACCCTCCTCATCGATGTAGAAGTCAATAATCAATCCAACCACCTTACGGTTAACTCTTGCCACATGCAGTGTATATGACCCATCTCCAATTCCTGAACGAGTCACCACACCATTTTCATATGAACCCCACTCAAGTTTTGCTAAAGTGATCTTACACATCTTCAGGTACCAATCGTCCCCGTCTTTGGTGACAGGAAGCTCGAACGGTCTTCCATCATATGTTTCTGTTGGTACATCCATATCAATACCGTCGACTCTGTAAGTTTCCTTACTGAAGATACCGGCCTGACCTGAATCAACACCAATCTCAGCAGAATACTTTCTCCACGTGAGATCCTGATCAAGATAATCCTCGTGGATAGCTGTTAGATACGCAATTCTGTTGCCCCAACCATCTGTTTCCATTTCAGTGGCATTAGCAACATAGGATCCAGGTAATACATTCTTTACAATGGCTTGGCACCAAGTTGGAATGGTGTAGCAGGGATCGGATACTACTACTTCTTTTCCGAGTGTGATTTTGTTTGTCATACGAATCAGGGTTTTAATGTTTCTAATATTCTTTCGTAAATCTTTCTTGTTAAAGAACTGTCCACTGTTCCACCAGGTATTACACGGTCCCTACAGACGATATCACCTGATAAACAATCAACCTCTTTTACCAAAACAGAATCAAAAAGTATTGGAGATGGGAATCTAACAATACCCTTTGTTCCTTTTGATAATCCAACTTGGAGTGCTTCATTTCTAAGCTCTAAGAATTCCATATGATAAAGGTATTACATTAACTGGAATATTCCAAATTAATTTGTGATATTTTTATAGATGCTTTCGTACTTCTTGATATTCTCCTGAATTTCAACATCCATAGCTTTTACTAACTTGGAATATGCTTTATCCATAAAGTCCTGATTGCCAGACAATTTATCAAGATCACCGTCCCAAAACTCGAGGTTATCTACAATGACACGTATATCCTTAGTTGTCTTATCAGTTCTAAAAAATGGACAACGAGCGTAGATATATTCATTACGTACTATGTTGAGCTTGATGTCATCGTTCGTCAGATTTTCCTTGGACCTGATTTGCATGATGATCACTTCAAGATCAGCAAGTTGCTGAATCTCTGTCTTTGTCTTCGTGATTAGATCCTGATATGATTTAACAAACTGACCCAACTTCTTGGATTCCTTATTTGCCAGTGAACTTCCATAATCCATGAACCTGTCGTAAGAACTTTTTTCTTTTTCATTACCTACGACATTTACAAACACACCTTCGATGTTCTTGTTTACTCTACCCATAATTGCAGTTTTTGTTTTTTGTTTTAAAAATTATTTTGCCAAACAATATTGGACATCTCCTCAGATCTGTTGTTCTTGAGATGTTCAATGTACTCGAGAAACGTCATTCCGAATCCATTCGGAACATCGTGCAACCTCCTACCGACATTGAATTCGTTAATCCAATCTTGTTCCGATGGTTGATCCATGGGATACGTACTTGTCATGATATTAATACTCATTTGTTATGATTTAACGGTTATAAATTTTTTTATATTCCTTATCGGTCAAGAACCTGAAAGGTGAAGTAATCTTCTTACCAAGAAGCAAGAGTCCCATCACATGGTCAATTTTCTCGATGTCATCAATAAGAGCTCGATTACCCTGTGCAGGATGTTTGATGTTGTTGATTGTTGTGTACAATCTTTCTTCGATGGAATCAACTACATAAGTTGACTCGAAGGTTTCTTTTTTCTTTGCCATGGTTTTTTGTTTTTAAAATTTAGTTACGAAAAGTTTATAATCAACTGTACCGATTTCAATGAAACTAAGGTTATCCGCATTTACACTATCATTATAAATCCAATTGGGATTCTCTCTCGGATTATATTTCAACCTAACACACATGGAGTACGTGTCATACGGATCAAACCCATCAAACTTTACATCTATCGAATCACACAAGATCCATGCACAAACTGTCTTGTGTTCACCGTCAAAGATCTTCTGTGCGGTCTTCTTATTGTTCTTGAGTGTACATCCTTTCATCACGAGCTGCGTTGATGTAGGTGATACATATTCCACCTCACCAGATGGATACTGTATTTTCCATTTCATATAATTCTGACCTCGCCCAAGATTAAAACGAACTTTAATTTTCTTGCTCATGTTTTTGATCTGTGTCATACGAATAATATTAGGGGTTACAAAGATATAACAGGGATACGAATATACCAAATATATCCCTGTTATTTTTTTATATTATTGGATTACAAATTTATTTGTATCCACGAGTTTATTTCGGACCCGTTTAAATTTCAAACCGACAATGACGTTTTTATCATCTCTGTACCTCATGTCATAAAGATCTCCATTGATTACAGGACGACCCCAAAAGGTTTCGGGTACATCTTTAAAAACTACCGCCACCCTGATGTCATTGTTCAACATACTAATACAGTCCTGAAAATTAGAACCACTGTAGGAAAATGTGATATCATAATTCGGATACTTCTTTACCAACTCCAAACGTTTAGCAACCTTTGTGTAATCGTAAAATTGAACGTCAGAAAAGATCTCCAAAATATTTTGTTTGCGACCGTCAACATCTAAGTAAAATGATTCAGGTGAGATGTCACTCGTGTTATTCAGACGTACACTGAAATGAAGATCTTCATTGATCGATCTTTGCCAGGCATTATAGATCTCATCGATCATCCACTTCATAAAGAATTCTCGATGTTCAAAAAACAGTTTTGTCTTCTTGATTCGTGATGCATTAATCTTGTTCTCCTTAACGTCCATTTTATTACGCCCTGATTCATTCAAACACAATTGTGTACATTCAGGGGTCCTTTTCGGACAAACTTCGTATCCACTCATTTTAGCAGGTGCGAGATAAAGTGTGTAAACAAGTTCGTCATACTTATAAGCTTTCTCATGTTTGGTCGAATTGTTAACCATTCCGAGGTATGACAAACCTGTCAACTTCTTTGCTTGTGCAATTGATTTGTATTCCATATAATTTGATTTGTGATACAAAGATATAAATTTTATTTAATTCTACAAAATTAATCCTCAGCTTTAGCAACTTCCTGCATGTCCTCAATAAATTGTGCAACAGATTTAGGGAGTTGTTTCAGGTCATACGACTTGATCATTTTAACAGGTGAATACTCTCCCTCATTTTTCATGTGATAAAATCTATCTTCTTTAGTTAAAGGATTTGTATTAAAACCCTCATAGATCTCGAAAGTATTCTTATCAAGGTCGATAACATAAGCCCACTCACAGAACAAACTATCTGCAGCAAAATCCTCGCTATTGTTCAGCCAAATAAGTTTATCCGTGTCATCCTCATAAACCATGTTCAAAATATTTGCACCATTGTCACGAGTAAGGAGTGGATATTTTTTATGATACTTTTGTGCTTGTTCACCATTCATCCAACCATCAGAAGCGTCGATTTTTGCCAGAAAATTTTCCATCTCCTTTTGCTTCCGTGGACTCTTTTCAATAAATCGGCAACGTTCCAAAGTTTGTTTAAACTTTTCCATGTCGGAGTTCAACAAAAATTCTACAACTGTTACCCCTTGTCCTGATGGATACCCATCCCATTGTCCGTACTGTGCGATCTTGGTTTCTCCGTTTGAGATTACCATCGTGAGGTTTCTTGTTCCCATGTGTGTGTTTATTTAAAGTAAAGCAATGATTTGTTTTCTTTTATCTACGTATTTTACAAGTCGTTTGATAAATGCATCGGCACCCTGTTTGCTCTTGAAGTAAGCAAAGAATTGACAGTACTCACTATCCTCGTCCGCAGATTTAGTAAGAACTTTGTTTTCTTTAAGACGTTCAACAACATCGTAATTACTTTCGCAGTTGTCAAATGTTTCGAGTGCTCTAAGATCTGCAGTGACGGTCCAATGTTTGTCATCACTACCCTTGTACGGTTTCAAACTTTCAGCCTTAAATGATCTCCCTTCTGTTGAGAGAGAATAGAATACTTTGTCCATGGTTATAATGTTTTAGGATACAAATATACTACGTATAAATTGATAATCCAAATTTAATTTGTTAAAATTTTGTGAAGGTGAATTCACCTGTGCCGGGATTCGTTGATATTGTCTGGCAAGTCGAGTAGATCCCGTCCAACCTATTTGCCAAACAATATCCTTAGCTGTTGCTGCGCACAGTAGAAGATGAGGTAACAGCAATAAAAAACCCCCTGAAACCAGGGGGTTTTGACACTTACTAAACCATTAGAAAAAAAACCAAATGTTACTTCTTTTTCACAGTAACGATTTCGAATAGGTTCTTATAGTTGTTATTTATAATTTCATCTTGGTACATCATAGCATCATCTAATGAAAGTTTGGACTTTGATATTTCCCAATTCTTCTTTGTTTTAGATGTCCATACTTCCCAATACTTTTTCGCATCGTCTAATTTGATACGAACGAAAACTTGTTTGGAGTGATCAAACAATGCTTTTCTTTTTTCTGGTTCTACCATACGTTTGTTTTTTTGGTTATGCAAAAGTAGTGAAATATATTAAATAAACAATAAAATATTTTAAATGTTTAATTTTAGGTAAAAAAAAACTAAACAAATCTTTTATCTAATTGATTACCATTGTCATACGAATTGCCAAACAACTTGTGCGATCGGATTTCCCGCTGCGGGTTTTAGGTAATACAAATAAAAAGGGACACCTTTCGGTGCCCCTCTGTTCTTACTAACACTATTCACAACAAACTTAAATCAAACGAAGATTCAACTTCTCATTTTCCCTACGGCGATAATTGTAAATGTCCTCAATCATCACAGAGTAAGCTCTCTTATCACCGCAAAGATGAATTGAACCCGGACGAAGTTTAACCTTATGGATAAATTCATCAAACTTAAATCCCTTCTTCTTCTCGGCAATAGTGAGAATTGCTCTCACAAAGTTTGACTTATTGTACCCCTTTTCAAAGTAAGGTTTAATTTCAAGAAGGTGATTTGCCCACTTCTCAGCGGTTTTCACACTTGCGATATTAAACTTACCTTTTTGGAATTGCTCCGTACTTGGATGCTTTGTTCCGCTATTTTGCAGAAGCATCATTCTTTCGGTAAGTGAGAACATTGGGTACTTATCACCAAACTCTTGGAGAATTTGGAAGTTCTCATTTCCCATTTCGGAGTAACCATGAATATAATCGTTCTTACGAACTTTCTTCTTCCACATATTATATTTGAGGAAGGCGTCAAAGATACCCTTTTTGGTGAGAGGAATTTCCTCATCAATTACATAATACACACCAACACCCGCGAGTCTTGCTGCGGACAATCTATGTTGTCCATCGGCAGTCCAATGAACACCATTCTTATCTTTTCTTGTTACAACAATAGGTTCAGTATAACGAAACCCATTGACCTTCATGTCATCAGCGATTTCACGAATTTGGTTTTGAGATTGAGAATCCGTGATTTCACGATTAACTTTTACGAGTTGAAATCTATCAAGATTCGTTTCGTAGAGAATACTTTTATTCTTACTCATAGTAAGTGATGTTCAGAACACCTGTCCCCGTGTTTGTTGTGAATTTGTTTACGAGTACAAATATATAACATTAATAACTCCAATCCAAATTTATTTTTTTATATTCTGTTAAAATAATGTTAAGGTAATACAAATGATATCTTGATGACACCAGTCTGATCGCCTGGGCTGCCTGGGCAATGTTGTTTGGCAAATTGATCTACTCGAGATCTCCTCACTGTTAATTGCCAAACAAATTTCGTAATCCGATGACGATCGTCAACATCTTGGAAATAAAAAAGGGAGATACGAAATGTATCTCCCAAACAAAACACCAAACACAGATTATGAACAACTAATAAAATATAGTTATATTATTTCAATAAATCAAGTGTACTATCAATCAAATAGTTTTGAATGTACAATAATCTTCTAAACGATCTAATGAAATTCTACCATAGTTTGTTGAACTATAATAACCTTGAACGGAATACCTTTGTTTCCATTTGTTGAAGGACTCCATCATTTGTTTCTTTGATGGATATGTCCACTTGTCGAACTCAATAGTAAAACCATCGGGTGACAATACTTGATACTTTTTATTTTTCATCTTCTTGTGTTTTAATAATTGTTTGTGAATATTCAACCTCAATTCGTGTATCCATATGTTGCATACCACTATATCGGTTTTGTCTATGAATTTCGACAACCGAATGTCCACCAAATGGTTTCCATCCTTCTTGAATAAATTCATTTACTTTTCTTGTCAGTTCTTCGGGAGAACGTGATGATACGATTTTGTATTCCATTGTTATTAATTTAGATTACAAATATACAACGAATAAATTAATATTCCAAATAATAATTGTTAAAAATTTGTGAAGGAAATCAATGGTTTCAGCCGATCTGATTCGGCGCCAATATTGTTTGGCAAGTGAATATGGTCGTCCAACCTATTTGCCAAACAATATCCTTAGCTCACGGTACCACTCGTACCCGAAGTACCCGAAGTACCCGAAGTACCCGAAGTACCCGATCTGTTTGCCAAACAAATTACAATCTGTTGCACATGCGTTGCAGCCAAATTGCACAAAACAAAAAACCCCAGCAAGTGCTGGGGTAAATCAAAAACACTATGAAAACAAAACTAACTTTCCAACTCCAAAAGAGTTTTATATTCTTCTTCGGTAAGGTGTCGTGTATTTTCACTTCTTACTCCTTCCTTCTTCTTAATCAAAATACAATCACCTTGCCTAACAATCTTTTCAATACAACCCTTTGGAATATCAGTTTGAATTGTCCAAGCAATTGCGTCAATTGCCGTGATTTTACTTCCATAATCATCTTCACTACTATACCAACGATTTGTTGTTCTGTTATCGTTTGTTTCAAACACACTACGGGCGTCAATCCAAATCATATACTCTCTATCGGTTGAGGTGTCTTTACACTTTACATAATAAACTGGTTGTGGTTTCCGCCAAGCGTTCTCAACTCCTTTACTCCAAACATCGCCATCTACTTTGTAAAGTTCATAAGTATCGTTGAACTCTTTTGTAATCAACTCACCACTTTGAGTTACCCAAGTAGTTTGTTTCTTCAAAGTTTCCTTATCAATCAATTTAGGTTTGACTTCTTTAACCAATCTTTCCAATCCAAGACAACCAACCGCCACTCGTCTCTGTTCTGTATTACGAAACAATGTGGCAATTTCTTTGAAGGTCATTGGAACAATATCGTTCCAAATATCTTCAATCTCTTTCATTGGACATTCGTTATATTTCAATTTCAAAAGGCGACAACCTTCGTTGTACGGAAATTCAATGTTGTTGATAATAATTTTCATTTGTTTTGTTTTTAATTGTTTTTAATCTTCGCTTGGTCTGTAAATAGTAAAACTGCGACTGACTTGAATTGTAATACCTTTCTTTGTGAACTCCATATCTGTTTCACTATTTTCCAAGTTAGTAGTCCAATTAAACCACTCACTCGCCTCGCCATTAGTATCTTCGTTTGTGAAAGTATGAGTGTCGGCTTCATATTCAAACTTTTTCAAAAGTTTATCAATGATATTAGCTTCATCATTGTTAATCACACAATCAATTTTGTAATTAACATTCTTCTCGCCATCACCGCCATTCATACTACCAATCTTTGATTGTAATACTTCCTTTTCTTCTTTACTCAAAACAACTTCAAAAGTATCAGTAAAGGTTTCACTAAACTCAGCCTGAGCGTCTTTGTGATAATCAAAGTCAGGTTCATCTTCATCATCATTAAATGTAATGATAACCTTACCAGCTTCACCCATATAGTAGCCATCACTATTCACATAGAACTCCACACGCTTAAACACTTCGTCCTCAAAGAAATTTTTAAGTTCTTCTGTTTTCTTATTACTAATCTTCTTTGCTTTACTATCGTAAAAATTAAATTCATAGTCGTTCATACTATCGCCACCAGCGGAAAATTCCATTTCACACTCAGCGACTTTTGCTTCTTTCCAAAGCAACATTTCGGGGGTAAGTTTCAAGTTTTCAGTTTGCATGAATTTTGTTATTAAGTTGTTGAACAATAAGTTTTCCTTCTTCGGTATCAAGTTCTTTTACTCCATTACACATCCAGGGTTGGACTTCCAAATGTTTCAAATAATCTTGTGGTGTTGGTACGAACTTCATACGAAAGTCCTCTGCGATATGTAACATCGCCACATCAACTACATCAACACTTTTGCCATCACTATTAGTGATATTGTAACCAAAAATTTTTGGTACAATAGTATAAGCGAACCAAGTGTTATGAGTAAGGAGCCGTGAACTATTATTGTTCATTGTCGCTTTTGGACTATCAATCAATTCGTGGATAGCGAGGTAATCTTCTACTTTACCACCCCAACGCTTGACCGAAGATTTTGAATGAATGAGAGGATTTGCCATAGTGTTTTGTTTTGTTGGTTAATCCCAAACTCTTTCAATAGTTTGTGTAAATGGATTGTACTCAACTTGTTTTCCCATTGACCACTCACCTTTTTCAATTTTCAATGTTTGGTGTTCATTACTGAATGAGCCGTCAGGTTGTTCGTGTTTCAACAAACTATCTTTTGTTACAACCAGATCAGTAAATTCGGTTTCCGTTTCATCAATTTTGAAATCACCATACAAAGTGTGTTGATTTACTCCTTCACCTTTGAGGAGCGTGTGTTTCTTTTTTGCTTTCATTGTTTAATAATTTAGAATACAAATATAAAGATAATAAATGAATAAAACAAATTTATTTTGTTAAAATTTTGTGAAGGAAGAAGACAGGTGTGGCCCAGTTTTGATATTGTCTGGCAACCCCTTCCACATCTGTCCCCCTGTCATACGAATCTTTGCCAAACAATATCGGCGCATGCGCGCGCTGCGATCGACAGCAACTTCAGAGCAAAAAAAAGCCCCTCGTAGAAACGAGAGGCGTGGTTAAAAAGATTAACCTAAACCAACATCTTATGTCTTACACCAGTTGAGCCAAGTCATTAAAGATTTCAAGTTCTCTTTTACCATACACATTAAACATCTTCTCATCAGACCTATCATCTTTTGAAACCGAATGTGTAGTGTATTTTGTTACGCCACTAAACAATCCCCAAAGGTTCTCACCCTTTGTTCTCAATTCACCATTAAGGTCAATATAAAAGCGAGAGAGTTTGTTACGAGTAACGGTTGGAATAGCGTCCTCATTTTTCAAATCAATTTCTTTTTTGATATTGAAAAGTTTTCTAATCACATTATCTTGAATAGCGTCATCAAATCTTGTTTCGCTAAACCTAACAATGTTATCAAATACATAACGTTCTTCAACCAATGCGTTATCCAATCTGCGACAAATTTCGTCAATCCTCACATTCATATTTTTGGTATGACGAACCTTTGTTTCCAATTCACGAAAAGCTGCGAAGAATTTATTTTGACAACTAATCGTAATGTTACTGGGTCCAAAAGCAAGTGAAGTTGAGCCGTCAAATGAATTAATGCCAGTCAAATATCCTTCAATCCTATCATTACCAAGAGTGAGGTTATTTGATTTAAGTTGAATGAATACGCGAGCACCTTCTTTGAAGTGTCCACCATTTTTAATCTCCAATCCACTACGTTGAGAAACTTTGTCAAGAAGTTCAATCAGCTCATAGTTCTGAAAAGGGAAATACTCATCACTACGAATAGACAAAGGAACATTCGTATCATCACGAATAATTGCTTTTTGTCCAGGAATTTCAATTCCGCTTTCAGTAACTACATTTTCTGTTCTTACTTTCCAATTAAGACCAGTTTTTTCCAACAGTTCAATAAGTTGTTCGTTCATATAAATTTGATTTAGGATACAAAGATATATCATTTATATTCCTTTTCCAAATTATTTTGAATCTTTTTTTCAGGATCTGCCGGCGTATCCCAATGTTGTTTGGCAAATGTAATACCTCGACTCAAGAAAATTTGTTCCGAACCACTTGCCAAACAATATCAAGCCAGAGCAGCGCTTCTGGTGCAACTGGCACTTCTGAAGCAGCGCTTCTGGTAGATGTAGTACATCTTGCCAGACAAGATCGAGAGCTTTGCGCTAAACTGTATCCTGAACAGCAAAAAAAATCCCCGACTTTCGCCGAGGACCTTTCTAAACTAAAACACAGAACCTACACTTTCTCCATTTCATTCTTCATGTAATACTCCACCATACCTTTCGCTTCACCCATACAATCTTCTTCACCATAATAACCCCAACAACTATCCAATTCCTTTTTGTGTTCGTGTCCGTGGTCACATTCACTTACTTCATATACTTTGTAACCATAAACGTCACCCGTAAGGTATTGGTCATACGTTTCAACTTCACCTTTAAGGTATTGTTCAATTTTACTTTCATCAATCCCATCTTTCTTCACTTTGTCTTTTGATACAAAGATCCAACCAACTTGTCCACTATCCCAACGACAACTAAAACCCGTTGTGTTCATTGTAATACCCGAGTGGTCATAAAGATACAAAGGTAAGATAGTGTGTACATTTTCTTGTTTAATAATTTCTTCTTTCATTTCCTCCCACCCGTCGTAATTGCCAGAACAATAGTCGTGTTTATCACCCAGATCATATCTTCGATGAAAACATACCATTGTACCCAAGTTATCCCATTCCCGAGGACTTTCAGGACTTTGGTCAGGGTAAATTTCAATAAGATACTTTCCGATTCTTTCAGTGTTTACTGTTTCCATTGTGTTTAGTATTAGTAGTTAAAAATAAGGTCAGATACCATTCTTTGTACATTCGGTACGGTTACACAAAGATTATCCCTTGTATTACCCCATTGTTCCCATTCACCTTGTTTGTCAATACAGAACATTGTTTTGGTACCATCAGTCAATTTGAAGTACCCCTTAATTTCTTTACCAATTTTGGTAAGTTTCGTTGTTTTTACTTTTGTTGTCATGTGTTTAAAATTTAGAATTCAAATATACAACTAATAAAATGATATTCCAAAAAATAATTGTTAAGATTATCATAATACATCCAAGATCCCTGAAGACGCCAGATAATATTGTTTGGCAATTCACACCAAGACATCTTGAGTCTCGATCTACATTTGCCAAACAAGATTCAACATCCGGAGAACCTGATGTCCCACTCGTACCCGAAGTACCCGAAATAAAAAACCCCCGATTAATTCGAGGGTTCTTCAATATCACAATGTTCTTTACATTCGGAACATATTGGGTCTTCGGTGTTCCACACTTCAGCCCCACAACAAGTACTAACATTCATGTTATAATTTTTAAATAGTGTAACAATATCCTCTAACAACTTCACAAACATTCTTCATTGTTTTTTCTTTAAGTTTGGGGTATTGTGTTAATTGTTTTTTTAATTTCTTAATTTCTTTTTCAATTTTAGTATGTCTATTAGACATCATAATAATTAAAACATTTTCTCTATCGGCGGTATCACCATCACCCCAATAATCAGTATCTACAATTTCAAGGTACTCATCAATACCGACATTAATTTCTTTATCGGTAAAAAAATTGGTCATCTCACCTTTACCATAAAACATTTTAACGTAATCAAAAAAACTTTTTCTCTCGGTGTTGTTTAATTTCATATAGTTTATTTAGTAGTTATCGTGTAATAGTTTCTCTATCTTATCCCACTCTTTCATTGGGAGAGGTTTTAATATTCCTTCATTAACGTGATTAACACAAATCGCCGAACCAATATCATACGGGTCTTGTGTCAGTACATCATAAGTTTCTTCACCATTGATACTAACACGATATACCACAAAATTGGTTTTCTCAACTTCAACTTGATTTTTCATAGTGGTTTAAGTTTAGGATACAAATATACAATGTATATTGTTAATGTGGTGTTAAAGATCGTTAAAGTTTTGTTATGAAATTTAACCCGTGGTGTGACACGATTTGCCAAACAATTTCCAACTGGAGACGACTCAGGAATTCTTTGGACAAAAAAAACCCCTGACTTTCGTCAAGGGTTAGGGGGATTGGGGGGAACTTGTTAGTTCCATTCAAACTTGATTGGTTCGAGGTCTTTAAGTTCGTGGTCATCAAACTCTCCGTCTTCTGGTTCATTGAAGAAACGAAACAACACATTCATCTTTTCGTTCTCCCAAAAAACTCGGACTTCGGTTCGGTGTTCGGAAACGTAAAAGTTTTCCAACTTTTCCAATTCCTTAACAAACTTGTTCACATCATCATAGTAAACGTCATCAGAAAAATCTTGTCCGTCCACTTCGAAGGTGTCAATGGTTTCACATTGTCCGTCATAGTCAAGTGTGAATTCGAGGTACATTTCATTGTAAATCATAATGTATTAATTTAGAATACAAATATACAATGTATATTGTTAAAAAAATCACAACGATTGTAAAAGTTTTGTTAAGAAGATATACCCTGAAATCACCCTGATCCGGAATCTTTATGTTGTCTGGCAACTCCCGTCAAGAGATCTTGAGTCTCCATCTGTATTTGCCAGACAATTTACAACTGGAGACTCGGTGGTCCAGGTGGACAAAAAAAATCCCTAACCTTACGGGGTTAGGGATTCATACCTAAATTTTCCTTCTACTCATTTTCATCACTCCACTTCTCATAGACCTCATCAAACAATTCATTTTTGAGTTGGTCAATAGTGTACCCACTTTCGATACACTCTTCTACCCACTCATCACTTTCGGTGATTCCTTCCCAAGACTCGTGTGGTGGAAGACCCATGTTGGATTCAGTTTGAATGTGGTCGTAAATTCTCTCTTTTACTTCTTCGATTGAAAGTTTCATGTGATTTAATTTAGAATTCAAATATACAATGTATAATGTTAATACAATGTTAAGGTTGTTAATTAGTAACGTACTCGTTGTTTTTTGTTACCGACATTCCACTATGAATAAATTCGGTCAAATGATTAAGGAACTTTTGATACAACTCGTTGTCAAACTGAATTGTGGGTTCTTTGTCTTCCAACTCTACATCATCAAACAAACTCTCGTTTTGGTCTTGACAATGTGTAAGTACCATGTGATTAAAATCACTACCATTCCACTCGTAGTTAATACAACTATCAATGTGGTTTTCAATAATGTCTTTGATTTCTTTTCTAATAATTTCGTTTACCATAATTTTTAATTTAGGATACAAATATACATTGGATATCGTTAATGTGGTGTTAACGTAATACGAATGTTGTGTTAAGAACCTGATGACCCCAGAATCCAGGATCGAGATAAATTTGTTTGGCAAACAGACCAGTCTTCCTCAAGATGTCATACGAATTTGCCAATCAAGATCTGCGCCTGAACCAGATTCCTGATCTTCCTGAAAATAAAAAACCCCCTCGTAGAAACGAAGGGGTTTATAACCAAAACCTATTCACCTATGAAAAATATAACCTATCGTGATTGTATTGAACGATAGGGTTTGTATCACAAAGAATACCATACTCGTCTTTTACATTTTCATAAACTTCTTCCAAAGGTTTATCAATGTGTTTACCGACAATTTCAGAAAATGTATAGTTGGAACTTGAAACCTGACTTTGTGTAATACCTCTAAAACCACACATCATACTTTCCCCCACTTCACTAATGAACATACCACTATAAAACCCCTCCAAGTCATACTTCTCAACGAACTTATCAGAGTTACACCAAATAAAGATATTTTCTTTACCTCTCAAATACTGAACTGTGTTACTATTGATAACAAGTCCACAATTATTGAACTGACCTACACCAAACAAACCAACGGGACAACCATGTCCACACATAATAATACGATTGTGTGTTTTGATTTCCTCAACAACATCATTGTAAGTACAACCACCCGTAATGATAGTTTTGTACGGAATATCTTTATACATACTCCGAAGAAAAGTAGTTGTCTTATCTTTTGGGTGAATAATAAGTGTTTTCATTACTTCTTAAAATAATTGAAAATTCCGTACCCAATAATATAAAGGATACCCGAAACAAAAATAGCAGATAATACCAATTGTGTAATGAACATACCAAGACAAAATTCGTAACTCATAATTTTTTAATTTAGAATACAAATATACAACGTATAATGTAATACTCCAAATTTATTTTGTTAATAATATGTAAAATAAAAACCTCGCAAAATGTAAAACGGGGAACAAACGAATTTCGTGCTGTGCGCCGGCAGATAAACTTGTTTGGCAACACCCACTTGAGTCCAACTCCTCAGAAGTGTCATACGAACTTTGCCAAACAAGATCTGCGCCTGAACCAGATTCCTGATCTTCCTGAAAACAAAAAACCCGACCTTACGGGGTCGGGTTTCCATACTCTAAACGAGTGGTTAATTCATAGAAAACTCCATTTTCATCATCCGTTCCAACTTGTTGTTAATTACTTCAAAAAGTTGGTCGAAGAACAATCCCTCTACATCGTGGACAATATCAAAGTTTTGATTTACGAAACGTACACGATAGGTGTCATCCCAAGAGAGTGTAATCATAATCATGTCATCATAATTTTCATGATTAAGTTTCATAACCATACCAACACAATCATCATCCTCATCTTTCAAAACCGAGATACGTTTGTCAATACCCCAACTCAAAAACTTAATAGGGTTTGAACATCCAACAATCTGTTCCATTGTTACTTGTGGTGTGAAAGGTCTTTCACACATTTCGAAGATTTCTTTGTTTGTCATGTGTATTAATTTTAGAATACGAATATACAACGTATAATGTTAAAACGGTGTTAACGTAATACGAATATTTTGTTAAGATCATTTTTACCCTGGAAGGTAAAATTTATTGTCTGGCAACTCCTGTTGATGTAAATAGATTACAGTCAAAGAGATTTGCCAAACAAATTAAAACTGGGCCCACGGTGATTAACGAGGAATGGATAAAAAAAATCCCCAACCTCTCGGTCAGGGATTTTCATTTAAAGTTTTCAGTTACCAACTTACAACTTCGATTCGTGTGTCTTGATTTCCACTCCACCTCGTTTCTACTCCACACTCTCGAAGAATGTTTTGAATTTCATTTCCATCTCCACTCCACGAAAGATAGAAAGGTTGATTTCTTACTTTGTGTTCATTGTCTTGATTGTGATAGAAGACTACCTTGTCTTCCTTACCTTCGGGAACTTCACTCCACCCACAAGTTTGACAACAAGTGTGATTTTGTTTAGACCAATACCCGTGTTTACGGAGTTCACGGAAACCCTTTGTGAGATTACTCATGGTGAATTAATTTAGAATTCAAATATACATTATATAAAGTTAAAAAGGTGTTAAGATGATATAAAAGTTTTGTTAAGAGATAGACACCCAAGACGACAGATCCAGGATTCATATTATTGTTTGGCAAGTACGGCGAAGACCAAATCCGGTTGTAACATCTTTGCCAAACGAATTTCGTGCTGTGCGCCAGCGCATGTCGTTGCTATTTGCACAGCATAAAAAAACCCCCGACTTTCGCCGAGGGTAGTCTAAACTAACACACATACCACTATGAACTTGCATTTACTTTCGTGTACTCATCAAGGAAATCACGAAAACAATACTTTGAATCGTTAATCTTTTCAACATATTTCAAATCTCTTGCGTCACCTTCAGCTTCATAACAAAAATCTTCATCAATACCAAGAAGCTCTAAACAAATAGCAAATCTTGTATGTATATCAACTTCAATCTTATCATTGATAGGTTCATTACTCTTTAAGATGTGTTCACAAAGTGAAATATCAATTTGTGAAAGATGAACTTCCAATGGTGACAACTGACTAATTCTTTTTCCGTAGTACAACATATTACTTTGTTTTGAGATTAGCGAATGAATTTTCCAAAGTCAAGTAAAGTGCCGTACACATTGAGAACAAGAACCCAACGTAAACACCATAAAAACATACATTAACAACTTCAAAAAAGATTTCGTTTTTCATATAATTTGTTTTAGGGTATAAAAGTAATACAATAATATCCATATTCCAAATTTTTATTGTTAAAAGATTCATAAGACGGGTGGCGCACACGGTGACGGGATCTTTTTGTTTGGCAATCGCACACGTCTTCTTGAGATGTAATACCGATACTTGCCAGATCATATCGGTTTTCCATTGGAGTATATCCGTAAACTCTCCTACGAGGTCTTGGTTGATACGTTTGTTCAAACCCTTCATCAATACTGATGTGTGTCCAATCCACCTTTTGTTTCTCTCCATTGTTCATACCCCAAAGGATATTATAAATTTCTTCCAAACTTTCCTCAACAATAATATAGTTCCCACTTACCAAAAACAACTTGGTCAAGTTACGATTATGTGAAGGAATGGTTTCATAATTTGTAACACTCTCTGAATTCACCAAAATTGGGTTTCCGTTTTTTGTCAGTTTAATAGTCATAAATTTAATTTTGAATTAACGATTAAAAATGATATAAATAATAACGATTACAAAGATAACATTTCCAAATGTAATTTTTCCGATTTTCGGTTGGTGTGTGTATTTTGACATTTCTTTAATTATTATGATACAAATATAAGGTACATAGAATTATATTCCAAATAATAATTGTTAAAAATTTCACAAGAAGATCAGGTACAAATCAGGATTTTTCTTTTTGTTTGGCAACATCGAAGAACCACAACCACCTGTATCCACGGAAGTTGCCAAACAATTTACAACTGGAGATGAGATCGGACACTTGGTGTGGACACAAAAAAACCCTAACCTTACGGGGTTAGGGTTTACCTACAATTAAAACCAACGATTAGAAGGTTTGGGGAATTTTCTTTCCTTTAATTCTCATAATCATTTCAAGGTAACAACGTTTGTATCTACTAAAGATACTTCCGTGAATACCCTCAAAATGGTCGTTCCAACGGAATGTCCAAAGGAAACGACAAAGAACAACGGGAATAAAATACAAAATGAAAATAAGGGACTGAACGAGGAAGAAAAAAATGTGTTTCATGTGTTTTAATTTTAGAATACAAATATAAGGAATGAAACGTTATAGTGGTGTTAAAGAGTGTTAAAGTTTTCCTAACAAATTTTTGGATATGATGTACGGGACTTTGGTGATCCGGGGTTCAGGTGAAAATGATCTGGCAAATGAGTTGGACGAAGATGATGTTCTTGGGAGAAGTTGCCAAACAAGATTCAACATCCGGAGAACCTGATGTCCCACTCGTACCCGAAGTACCACTTGTCCCCGAAGTACCCGAAGGGATTTGCCAGTAAACATTTTGAGATGGACGAAATTTTTTTTGTTAAAGCTTAGACAAAAAAAAACGTAACCTTACGGGGTTACGTTTTAACACTTAATTAACTAACTCTTACTCTACAATGTACTTCACTCCTTCAAGGGTAAAGGACTTGATATTTTCAATCTTCGGTGTAATGACCTTTACTTTCCTTTCTTGTGGTTGTTTCTTACTCTCACTAACTTTTACAAGGTAACTTTCAAAAAGTTGTTTATCAATCGGGTTACCTTCAAAGGTGTACTCCACTTGTGGTTTAACTTCATCAAACAATTCAAGGAAAAGATAATAGGTTTGTTCGGTCTTGGTATCAATACATACCGAATTTTTAACTCTTTTCTTTCCTTTCATATCCTCTACCTCAAAGGTGTTTTCTTCTTCACTGATACCCTCTTTTTCCCCCTCTTTGATTACTCTTTTAAGATAGTCGGAATTGATAAGGTAGTTCCTTGAAGAATGTTTGTGAACAAGGTTGTAATAGGGATTACCCGTTTTGTTCATACGAACAAGGGTATCGGTTACTACATTGATAAAGGACTTTTTTTCGTAGTTACCCAAAAGGTTTACTACTTCGGACTGACTGATAACCTTTGTTTCTTTTGTCATAGTGTTTTAATTTAGAATACAAATATAAAGGGTATATTGTTAATGTGGTGTTAAGGGTTGTTAAAAAATTGTGAAAGGTTTTCGGGATCCAGGTCCATCTAACAAATTGTTTGGCAATCCCCCCCTAACTCGTTGATACCCACCCCCTTACCATAGGGTACCCCCTCCCCCCTCCCGTATCCCCCCTTAATATAGTGTTTTAGGGGGGGTCTAAAAGGGGGGTCAATGCCACGTCTGAAATTTTTCCGGAAAAAATCTGA